AGATCAGTAAGCCCAACAACGTTCGGAAGATTCCACAACACGGAAAAATTGCCAAAAGAATTGCCAGATGCTTACGAAAAAAGAACATGGAGGGAAAAACTTCATTATAAAGAAGATACAGAGAACGTTGTAATACCTGCAACTATGATAGGTAATTGTATTAGGGAGGCCGCAAAGTATCTAAATATTCCGATACCCGGGAAAGGTAAATCTACTTATACCAAAAACATACATGCCGGATTAATATTCACTAACGATGTGGTGTTAAAAATAAAGAAAAATGAAATTCTTGGCGACCCTCGCCATGTTCCAGCAGATGGTCGAGCAGGTGGTACCACCCTGTAAATAAAAAAAGAGTTAGGCTTTCGGCTAAACCAATTATAACGTCTTTTGAAAGATCCCAAAAAAAGTAATGAAGCTCCTCCTTACCTACGCCTCCCCAAACATGTCAATCTCGCAACAGCGATGTATTGACAGCGCAAGGAAGTTCGGTATTGAGAAGGTGTATCCGTTCGGCCCACAGGATATCAGCCGGGAGTTTTATGAGCTGAACAAAGCCATTCTGGACACACCGCGTGGAGCCGGTCTGTGGTTATGGAAATCGTATTTTATCATGAAAGTATTGCTGGAATCAAATCCGGGTGATATTGTCATCTATTCCGACGCCGGCCAGACTTTCATAAACGACCCGCAGCATATCATTGACGTGATGGGCGATCAGGATATATTCCTGTTCACTAACGGCTTCCTGCAACACGAATGGACGAAGATGGATGTGATGAAGGCCATCAACGGTACGCAGATGCAGCGAACGCCAACAATGTCGGGCGATTATTTCACGCTGTCGGAAGAAATGCTGAATCAGAAACAGGTACAGGCGTCGCTGATATTCATACGTGTAACGGAAAAGTCTAAGGCGTTCTTCAAGGAATTCTATCTGTGGTGCCAGATGCCGGGGCTGATCGACGATTCTAAAAGTAAGGAGCCGAACAGTCCGACGTTTGCCGATCACCGGCATGATCAATCAATTTTATCAGCTATGAGCGCGAAATATAAGATTGGTCTACACTGGTTTCCAAGCACAACGGGGCACCATTTAGGAAAAGGAGAAGATAATTACCCGGAGTTGATTTGGCATAACAGAAAAAGGAATGCAGAATGGTAGGAATATATAAAATAACATCACCTTCTGGAAAGGTGTATATCGGACAAAGCACTGATATACAAAGAAGAAAATTAGCCTACGCCAAAAGCAATAAAAGAAGACAAGAGTGTCAACCAAAATTATATAACTCTATTGCCAAATACGGGTTCGAAAATCACTTATTCGAAGTCATTCACGAATTACCAGAAGACGCTTCCGCCGAAGAACTTACAAAATACGAGCAGTTTTATATGGACGAAAATAGAGCTAAAAATATTGTGCTTTTAAATATCAGGGAGGCCGGGAGTAAAGGAAAGCTGCATCCCGATACAATCAGGAAAATAAGTATATCAAATACTGGCAAAGTTGGTACTAAATGGAGTGATGAACAGAGGCAAAATTTTTTGTCAAAAATGAAGGGCAGGAAGTATACCCCGGAACAGATTGAGAAATATAAAAATTGTCGGCCTGATTATAAGCACTCCGATGCTACACGCGCTAAAATGTCTAAAGCATGGGAACAACGGGAAGCACATTCTGAAGAATCAAACACAAGAAGACGGATTGCCCTCTTAGGTAAAAAGAGACCACCCGAAGTAAATGCAAAAGTAGCGGCAGCAAACAAAGGAAGAAAATTCACAGATGCGCATAAGCTAAAATTAAGTGAAGTTCGAAAAGGGAAATCATATCCTAGAGATATTGGCAAAAAACTAACTTCCATTTTAGTATTACAAATTAGATCCGAACACGATAATACGGATAGGAGGTCTAGCTATAAGTTAGCAGAAAAGTATAATGTTTCTTACTGGAATATTAACAATATCATTAAACGTAAAATATGGAATCATATATAATATGGCGAACGGGGAATTAGTGGCACACCTGCATCCTGTTTCTCAGGCGTACTGGGTAGGTCATCATCTCGAATATCTTAGGTACAAATATAAGCTAATGCCACATGATTTGGTTCTTGACGTTGGCGCTTATAACGGCGACTTTGCGGAGGAAATACACAATCAGCATGGGTGCCAGGTTATATGCGTTGAACCAACGGATAGTATTTTCAGGCTGCAGCATAAAGACTGGTGCAGGATAATTAACAAAGCGGCGGGAACAGAGGATGGGACGGTAAGAATGGGAGGACTGTTTTATTATACCGGAATGTTTGAAACGAGTGACGAATGGGGGTTCAAAGAGTTTCCGACGTTTGATATAAATACTTTGCTCACTCAGGAGATAGCACTTGCGAAGTTGAATGTTGAGGGTGCAGAATATCAGCTTATGCCGCATATTTTAGAATCAGGCCTACAAATGAACGTAAAGAATTTCCAGATCCAGTTTCATTTGTTGACGCCTGAATCGGAAAAAGAGTATTGCATAATAAAGAAAAAATTATCAGAAACCCATCAGATAGAATGGAGAAGTCCGTACTGCTGGGAGTCATGGTACAGAACCACCATATGATCCAACCCATCACGATAGAACGCTGGAAACAGGCGCAGGAAGCCGAGCGCAAGCTGCATAAGCTGACGCTGGAAGAAGGTATCGAGCATTACCGGATTTCATACGGGCACAACTTCAGGTATTTGGGGATTGATCCGGAGAAGGTGCAATGGGGTATTCTTGAAATAGGTGCAGCTGATTTTCCAGCTTTGCGTTACGTTAAAGCGGATAGATGCATTATTATAGAACCAATGCCATCACAGTTATTGAAAGATTTTTGCATTGAAAAGAACATCCTTTTATTAAATACGCCGTTTGACAAAACTAATATTAATGAAAATGGCGGCATTGAACTATTCGAAGTATGGATGTTTAATGTCCTACAGCACGTCCAAGACCCAGAATCATTTATTTCTAATGCTAAATTGTGCAGATGCGTCCGATACTTCGAGCCAATCGACACCGGCATAACCGATTACCATCCGCACAGCTTCACGAAAGATGATTTTGACAGGTGGTTCCCCGGCGTAAACAAATTTTATAACGAAACAACAAACCAGAACTTCCACGACGGCCCGTGCTGTTATGGGGTGTGGGAAAATAAGGAAGTATGAGTTGGATAACAAAAATGTTTAAGAAGAACGAGAAGCTAACAACGTCAGTCGGACGTACAGTGCATTGTGTTTATTGCTTAAAAAAATTACAGGAAGATGGCTATAACCAAATTGGATGCGGGCATTTAAAAAGAAAAGACGGGAAAATCGTGATGGCTCAATTTTGCAATCAGGACTGCTTGTCTTCAATATCTTGGACTAAACCCGGATGGTGTGGCTCACCTTATTTGGATATTTTCGGAATATATCCATACACATGCACACCGAGCGGTGAAATAACTTTTTAATTATGTTATCATTTCAGGACAAGTATAAAAAAGATACCACCTCACAGAATGGCGAGAATGGCATTTTAGAAGAAATAATCCATAGAATCGCACCAAAGTTACACTATGGATTAGCTGTTGAATTTGGTTGTCCATTTGTCAAATATTGTTCAAACATATTCCCCCTTACAGATCGCCTCGAAAAAAGATATCTCGACATCAACCCACAGGAAGAAGGAATAACCAAAGCAGAGATAACGTCAGAGAATGTGAACGAAGTTTTGCCGTCAGGGATGTTCCTTTGCAGTATTGATGTCGATGGGCAAGACCTATGGATATGGAAGGCGCTGAAACAACAACCACAGATAGTAGTGATTGAAGTTAATTCTTCAATCCTGCCACCGGAAGAAGTTCTACCGGGCGATCGCGGGGCTTCTTATATGGCAATGCTGAAATTAGGAATAGAAAAGGGGTATTTCCTTGTTGTCCACACAGGGAACGAAATTTTTTTGAGGAATGAATTTAGACACCTTTTCCCTGAAATTATTGGGGATGGTATAACGAATTGGGTCGATTATTTCAACAGATCCCATCTATGAGTATTTGCTACAGTCAACTCGGAAAATGCGGGCGTTTCGCAAATCAAATCATGCAGGCGGCTGGCTTAATTTCAATAGGCCTTAAATACGGCCATGAATTCTATTTCCCCGAAAAATGGATAAACCACGACGCTGCTGAACGCTTTGGAACAACGGAAGATATTGAAGTATATAAATACTTCGTTAATCCGCTTCCTGTCATGCCAGAAGGAATAGCATGGACACCTGTAAATTACTTTTGGGGTCATAGAGAGATAATGTTACCGCCGTACGGGAATTATGATTTTTCCGGCATCCATTTCCAATCAGATAAGTATTGGAAAGGATACGAAGCAACGATACGCCATTATATGACGATGAAGGATGAACCCGAATATATTGATGCCTGCGCGGTTCATGTTCGGCACGGGGATTATTCTGGATTTAATGAAGGATACCACCCGCGTTGTGGTATTGATTACTATCGCAAGGCAATGGAATTTGTAAGCACCCATATTCTTTTATTTAGCGACGATATTAAAGGGGCGTCAGAGATGTTCGATGAAATTGGCGTTAAGTATACCGCTATAACTGACGACTACCTGAAGTCTTTCAGGATAATGAAAAGGTGTAAGGAATTCGTTATAGCAAACAGTTCATATTCACTAGCTGCAGCAATGCTGGCCGATCAGCCGGGGAAGATAATAGTTTGTCCCAAGGATTGGTTCGGTCCCGCGTTTGGAGGTGGTTACAAAGAAATGTCAAATGATATCTATCCGGAGGGTAGTGTGATCCTATGAAAGTTCTCTTAATCGCACACTTATTTCCACCGAAACATATTGCTGGGGCCGAGCAATATATTTTAAATCTTGCCCATTTCCTTATCTCCAAGGGCCACGAAGTCCGGGTCTTATTAAGACAGGCCAACTACAAGGCTATTAATGAGGACTATAATTTTGAAGGAATCGACGTTTTTATCTCTCACAAGAAATATGAAGGATTAGTTGGCCCGGTTGAAATTCAACTCGATTGGTGCACTCATATGATAGCGCACCTGGAAAACATGCCATGGACGGTAGATATGGGAAGGATGTTTAAAAAACCGGTTTTCTTCATCAGTCATAACAGCTGGGACTACCCATGTATTAATCAGCGGACGATGGAAAGCAAATATCCGGTTGGTGTGATTTATAACTCGCACTGGATGAAAGAAAAGCTGAATTATCCGCAAAGGTCTATCGTCCTGCACCCTATGACGGATAAAAGTAAGGTGATTGAAGGAAACGAGCCATGGACGGCACCTCGAATAACGATTATTAATAGCAACGAGCGAAAAGGAGGTGAAATTTTCCGTCGATTGATATGGGCAATGCCTAACAGACTATTTATGATTGTTCTGGGAGCATATGACACCCAAATCGTACCGTGCCAGGAAAACGTCATGGTAGTCGGTCCGTCAACGGATATGAAGGAGTTTTACAAGGATACGCGGATATTATTGGTTCCTTCGGCTTATGAAAGCTGGTCCATGGCATGTTCCGAGGCCATGGCAAACGGCATCCCGGTTATTTGCTCGGCAACACCCGGATTAAAAGAAAATGCTGGCGACGTCGGGATTTATGTTGATTCGCCACGTATGCGGACATGGATGAAAAAGCATGAGCCCCCAACAAATATGGAGGATGCAGAAAGTATTAATAGGTGGATGAAAGAGGAGCAAACACCGGCTATGGAAGTGTTAAATGATGATGATATTAACATGTGGATCGAAGAAATAAAGCGACTTGACGACCTAGAATATTATTTTAGCATGAGTGAAAAAGTCAGGGCAAGAGCTGCTGGACAGGATCCGATTTTGGAACTGGAAGCCGTTGAAAAATTTATACTGAATGAAAATTAGAATAGTTGACATATCTAAAACCCCTAATGGGGCACAAACGGAACCAATTACATTGACTTATGCAAAACAACATTGCCGTGTTGATTTTCCTGATGACGATGCTTACAACACGCTCTTAATAACACAATGCAGGAGGGCTGTTGAGAACTTTTGCCATATCTCTATTGTTCCATGGACAATTACGCTTACGATTAGGTATTTGAGTGATGGTCGTTACTTAAATGAATCAATATTGCCATATGGAATTCCTCCGTACAATAGCTCGATTGATTCCCCACCATTTGAACTCCCATATGGACCAACTGGCACCGTAACCTCGGTATCATATCTTGATGATAATAATGTCGTTAATACTCTTGACCCAACTGTATTCGATTATTATGTTAGGGGTACAGATTTTAAAACAATTCAGATTGTAAGAAATCTTTATTTCAATTCAATTGTTGTGTATAATACGGGTTATACAACAGTGCCAGAGGATTTGATTTTAGCAATCTTAAACGAAATTGCATACAGGGTGGATAATAGAGGTGACTCAACAAACAGATATGCTACCCAACAAGTTGGATTGTCTGAGGGTTCTCAATATTTGGCAGCACCATATGTAAGAAAAGCGGGACAATGATAGCAATTTACAAAATAACATCACCTTCTGGTAAAGTATATATCGGGCAAACTATTAATACCGTCAAAAGGTTTAGTAAGTACAAGACGGGTGATACTTCTAGGCAACCAAAATTGCATAGTTCGTTTATTAAATATGGCTTCTCTACTCATAAAATTGAAGTTTTATTCAAATTAAATGCTCCTGTCGATAGAGAATTGCTTGATAGATACGAGATATTCTATATAGCGTTATATAAAAATTCAGGCGCAATATTAATGAATCTAGACCCTGGCGGCCGAGGTTGCAGACATTCCGATGAGACATTAAAAAAAATGAGTGATGCAACGAAAGGGATCCCATTAGAAATCAGAATAGGCAAAGAGGCTGCGGATAGGCAAAAAGCCAGAATGTCAAGAGATAAAAAAGGCGTTCCTCATACAAAACAACATGCTGAAAATATAAGTAAAGGATTGATTGGCAAAAGCTTGTCGTCAGAGCATATTGAAAAATTACGTTCTTGGAAAAGATCGGATGAAATGTTAAATATGTTAAGAACGATTGGAATTGGACGTAAGCTATCTCAAGAAGAAAAAGTAAAAAGAAGCGAAGCAGCTAAAGCTAGATACGCTATTAAGCCTTACGTGTATTCTGAAGATGGCTTACGCAGGCTTCGTGAAGCACAGAAGAAAAATGTACAAGAAAGAAAAGCAGCAAAATTATTAGCATGCCAACAGTAGGAGCAAACCTTATATCCATAGGCGAATTAAGGCGCTCGGCAACGCTGATGAGCAATCAGCCAGCAAATAATACCAGCGGCGGCGATTATGACAACTACGTGTCTGTATTGACCACACGCTGCTATCTGACGGCCAGCGGTGGGTCACTAGATCTGCAGGATGGCGCTTTACAGATCGAACAGTCGTATAAAATGATTTGCCGGTTCCAACAGGCAATAGTTTGGAACACGGATAGTATATGGGTTATTAGCGGCG